TGACGGTTTAAAACTGCAAAGTTATTTGTTGGTGTATCTGGTACTATATTGAATGTATGTTGATTATGGGGTGTAAAGTGATTATCATTACCAGAATAATCCTTACCCATCGTTGTAGATGTAGTGCCAGAATTATCAGAGAAGTTTAAAAAGAAACCTTGACTTCCATAAGTACCTGTATATTCTATAGGAACCCAGGAACCAGTATCTGAATCAGTTTCAGCAAAAGCTGTAGGAGCTAAAGTTTGCCCATCAATACAATGTATTTCTGCTAAATAGCCGTCAAAAGGTTGCCCATCTCCTTCTGAACTCATACCAAAATAATGTGGCTCAGTATTCATCCAGTTTGTATCAAAGTTTTGGGCAGGCCATGTTGCATTATTCCACCAAGTAACTCTGGTACCATTTACATAGAATTTAACTCTATCAGTATTAGTACCTAAAGTTGTATCAACTGCATAGACAATATGATACCATGCAGTAGTATCAGCATAAGTTGCGTAGTCTTGTAATTCTATTTGATAAGATCCACTGCCATCATAGTCAAAGTATTTCAAACGATGACCACTGTCAAATCCACCTGTACTACCAGCATAAGTACTACTAGGCCGTTCAGCACCCATAAAGTACATAGCATTATCAAGATGACCTCGTTTTAACCATAAACTTACGGTCCACTGTTCTCTATTACCAGCACTACCCGGTGTTCTTGTTAAATAGGTAGTAGCATTCCGTCTAAATCGTAAGCTATGTTTGATCTCATATTTTCCAGAAGCACCGGATGCCCCTAATCGGGTATTCTCATTCAGTGCCATTACTTCACATCCAAACTAGCTACCGCATGGATCTTATTAGCAGCAGCGACTACATAATCTATACGATCTACAGCTGCTGCCGTAGTCGTTAGAGTTGGAGCTGTACCACCTACCCATTTGAAGTCTGCATGATAAGCAAGAGTTCTAGAACCAGTACCATCTTGTGTTACAAAGATAGATCCAGACTGACCAGCTACTTGGTTAGTAGGTTGTCCTAATGTTCTATTACCTGCTAATGTTACACTAAAATTATTACTTAAAGCTAAATCAGTAGCAATAGTAGCTCCATCAGTTAAAGCAGTTACTTCACCTATTGCTGCAGCATTGAATGTAGACACACCAGTCATAGTACCACCTGCTAGAGGTAGTTTAGTAGTATCATCTACAACAAAATCTAATGTACCGTCACTATCTTCATATGTTACTGTAATACCTGTTTCAGTATTACCAGTTACCATGCCTCCTACAAAATCTTCAACTTGTTCTTCTGTTAATTGGGTATCTGTATTAGATACAGTATTAGTAAAAGTAATCTTATCACTAGATCTAGCTATTGATAGACCAGTTCCTGCTTCTAATACAATATCATCTGTACCTGATCCACTACCACCTGCTGTAAGACGTATCTTCTCTTCATCAGTATTATCGCCATCTACACAAGATATACTATAAGTGGTATTAGTATCTGCTACTGTAGCATCAGTTGCCCATTCAGGTGCCGTAGCTCCTGAGTTCATTTTTAGAACTTGTCCTGCTGTACCTTTAGCAAGTCTAGCCCAAGCATCATTACCTGTACCGTAGATAACATCACCTTGTACAATAGATAAATCTAGTTTACCTGCTGTAACTGTATTATCAGCTGGTGAATTTAAGGTAGTTGATGCACCAATTTGTACTACAAATACATTAGAGTTAGCTGGAGGTGCTGTACTAAATTTAATAGTATCAGAGTCTGTCATTACAAAGCCTTCTGCTGGAGTACTTGTTCCAGTATTCGCTTTTTGAACAACACCATTAACACTAACAAGCAGTTGAGCTGCATTAGTTACACTAGCTGCACTACCTGATGTAGAGTTTTCTTTTAAATCATACGATGTAGCACTTCCATAAGTAGCAGCATTTGTAGTACCTGCATCACATAAGACAAGATACTTGAATTCACCTGTAGATGCTACTTCACCCCATGAAGATCCATCATAGACCTTCATTTTGTTAGCAGTTTTATCGAAGTAAAGATCACCTTCATCATTACTACCAGTTAAAGCAGCTTCATTATTTGCTACACGATATCTATTAGCAAAGTCATCTATATCACTAGATAGCTGCTTAATATCTGTTTCTTTACCTAAGTATTTATGATAATTATAGATATGTCCAGACCCTGTAGAGGATACCATTAAGCCAGTATCATCTGTTAGAGTATAACTATGTAAAGAAGATGGGAAATTATTAATAGTAACAGTAACACCACTACCAGCTGCATTAGCTATAGTAGCTGTACCACTGCCATTTACTACAACACCAGTTCTACAGTCACCTATACTGACTACAACACCAGATGCAGGTTGTGTAGTAGGGAAACTAACCTCATTAGCTATAACTTCTAGTCCACCAATAGGTGCTAGCTGTGCAGCAACATAATCGACAACAGCTCCTGATGTAGGATATGAAGTATCTGAATCAGATATAGTTGTCTGCTTAGTCATACTAGCAACTATGTTCAAGTCAGTAGCAGAGGCTGTAACCCCATCTAACTTGTTTAATTCAGCTGTAGAGACTGTAGCACCATCTAATATCTGTACTTCTGCCTGTGTTAGATCAGCTAATGCACTAGCAGTATCAGTATGCATTGTAGCTAGTTCTGTTAGCTCTGCATCAGCTGCTTGCTTAGCATTTAATTGTGTTTGTACATTAGAGGTAACACCATCTACATAGTTAAGCTCTGCTGTAGTTGCTGTGACACCATCTATAATATTAATTTCATCTTTAGTAGCTGTAACGCCATCTAATATATTTAATTCATTTGTAGTGACAGTAGCACCATCTAAGATTTGTACCTCAGCTTCTGTTAAAGCTGCTAAAGCTGCAGCACCTCCAGTCTGACAACTAGATAATGCAGTTAGATCAGCATCTAAAGCAACTTTAGTTTGTGCTATAGCTGCAGAAGCGTTAATATCAGCATCAACAATAGTCCCATCAGTTATCATAGATGATGTAACACTATTAGTATCACCCGTAGTAATCAGCGTTCCCGTTGAGTTGGGTAAACTAATAGTACGATCAGCTGTTGGGTCAACTACTGTTAACTGAGTTTCATAGGCGTCCTCTGTCGCACCTTCAAATTTAACTACCTTACCAGCATTAACTGATATATTCCCGTCACCATAATGGTCATAAGAATGTTCTAAGGCAAATGCTTTGTTTCTTGCTTCTTGTGCTGTAAACCTAAGCTCATCAAATGCAGTGTTTAAATCAGTTGACCTGATTGTACTACCACCAGAAAAGCTTGTATAATCCCCTGATCCATCCCTAGTTCTACGTTCACAAGTGACTATTGCACCACTTGGTAAATTAGAATTAAAGATAATATTGTTGTTATCAGCAGAAATTGTATAATTGTATAGACTTGTTCCACTCGCAACCGAGGGAAAATATAATCCAGTTGTATCGTTAACCTGTGGGTGGTTAGAGTCTGCAGTACTAGCGGTTGATTGCTTTAACTGCAAGACTCTGGTTGACCCAGCACCTGTCAGGGTTACATATACATCTAAATCATCTTGGTTATTCAGTTCGATCCCTATCGGTCCAAAGGTAGCAGTACTACCACTAGCCGCAGGGAATGTTTTTTTAGTTGTAACTGCCATTGATAATCAATGCATATAGGATTGGTGCCTATCTTGTGGGAACAAGGTTATCTAGATTTTGATAGTATTTCATACGTTGTATATTACCTTCTTGACTTGCTGTTTCTCTCTTAGATCTTATCATAACTTCTCTTCTTAAAGCAGAGTCTTCAGCCATAACCTGTGCCATAGCTATATTAATATTTCTTAAGAATTGGTCATGAACTTTTCTATACCAATCTTGCTTCGATAGTTTGTAACCTTCTGATTCTCTAAATCCATTCTTACGGTATTCTGCTAAACCTGAACGAACAGTAGAGTTTTTAGGTAGTATAACTCTTTCAAGATCTCTTCTTAAATCACCTGTAGATAAATAATATTGTAATCTAGATCGTTGACGAGCATTTAAACGTACACCTTTATATGATTGCATAATCTCAGGAAGATTATATCTCATCTGATTTAATGTTTCTTTTACTTCATCTACTTCTATGTTACCTTTATTATTAATTTTATCTGCAGCTACAATACTAACAGGACTAATAGCATTAAAAATACGAAGTAATGGATTTAAAACACCTTTGGTTCCTTCAAACTCAGCATGGTTCATACTGAATGCTTTTCCAGATCTATCAGTACTTAAGATATCATACTTAGGTAATAAAGCTTTTTTCATTAGAATATCCTTTTGGAGAATCTGTGCTAATAAAGAATCAGCTTCTCTATTAATAGGATCTAGTATATTACCAATATCTTTAGATAAACTAGCAAATGGTATAACAGGTCTTATTTTACTAGCTAAAGTACGTGTGACCATCTTGCCTCGGTTCCCTGAATTTTCAAAGTCAGCTACTGCAAAAAGTTCTTTAACTCCAGATAGCATAGTCTTATCAACAAATACAGCTGAGAACATAAATCCTATTTTTGAATACCATTCATCTGTTAGATTCTCACCTAATACATCAGCATTAGTTACAACATTGGCTGCCATAGCTGCTACAGTATTAAATGGTTCGATATTTCTATATGAAACCCAGGTGTCACCTATCTTAATTGAATAAGGTGGTATCTTATTAAGTCTCCATAGATCTCGTCTTTCTTTATCATAAGGATAATCACCTGTCATATTACCTGTTAAAGCTGTTAAAGCTGTCATACCCATTAAAGCCTTTCCTGTAGCTAATCTACCTTCTAATAAGGCTCTAGCTTGTCCAGCATCTTCAGGTCTAATACCCCACTTAGCTAATCTTTCAGGATCACCAGAAAGTACATCTCTAAAATGTCTTTGGGTACGAGCAAGTCCAGGTACATGTTCAAGTGATAAATTTAAAGCATTAATACCAGTTCTAGCAAATGGGAAGAAAGCACGTAAGATAGGGACTTGGTTTAAGTCATCAAATATTCTAGCTACACCGTCAAGGTTTCTAGTCATAGCAGCTTCATCACCTGCCATAGTTGCAGCTTTATCATGTACAACCCATTTTCCATCCTTACCTTCTTTGAAAATCTCTTTACGGAAATTCTCTTCAGTTGCTTGTGCTACCTTTCTAGCATCATGTATATCTACACCGTCATCTATAGCTTTACGAATAGCACGATGACGCATTTCCATACGCCCAACTATAGTACGAGCAAAAGCATCCCCGGCTCCCATAGCATTTGTACTATATCTCACATATCTACTAGTATTAAAATCTACAAGACCGTTTAATACAGCATAACTACGCTTCTGACTTTCAGTACCAACTTCATCTATAGTATTACCAATAGCTTTCCATTGTGCTAAGTCTTCACCAAGGTCATATCGTATATCATAAGTCTGCGCTTTCTTATGAACACCAGCATCCCAGTTATATTTAAACATATCTAGACTTTCAGCCCACCCTTTACGGATAGAATCAATCATAGACATAGCTACAACCATTTCTCGTTGATCGCCACGTGCGAATGCACCTAAATATGCTTGGAATGGCCTCATTAAAGAGATCATATTAGTACCAGTAATGGCTTTGATAGGGGTTTTTAAAGAACTAAGTATAGAATTATACCAAGTTGACAACAGTTGTTGCTCTTTCATACCTCTGATATCAACACCATGTACTGTTGATCTTCCCCAACCTAGTGATGCATTGATAAAATCATGTACCTGTTCTAGAGTATTGATCTTATTACCACTAATAGCGTGTATTTCCATCAACGCCTTCATCTCTTTAACCTTACCTTCTTTAGCTAAACTACCTACAGCATCGAAATATTCATCTGCATCAGTATTTATCTGTGCTATACGCTGTTTAGCTTGTCTAGCAAGGTTTTCAGGTATCTGATCTAGCTGTTGAGCTACACCATCTAAACCCCACATAACACCAAAACGCTTATGCTCTACTAATAGAGCTTTCATAGCATCCATTACCTGTTCAAACTGTGTAGTGATAGGTACTTCATCAACCATCTCTACAGCACCTTGAGCTATTGCACTAGCAGTATCAGCTAACATAGCCATGTTAAGCTGTACAGCAGCTTTTTGAGCTGGTGTTATAGTTCTAATTTCTACACCATCTGTCATAAAGACACGATAGTTATGAGGATCTTCTGTTAATAACTTCTTAAATCTATTAGCTATATCATTACCATCCATTATAATATCAAGACCTTCTGCAATATGATGGTCTGTTAATTCTAATAGATCATTATATGACATAGTATTATCTTTACCTTTAAAGGCTGCTTCAACTAGTTCATCACGGGTCTTTTCTAAAAGACTAAGCCTTCTAGCGTTGCCACCTGTCATCTTCTTAAGTGAATAAGAAGTCCACATATGTTTCCATGAACGACCAGAACCTCCATTTTTTAGTTCTTTAATAGAAGTTCTAATAATACTCTTAGCATCAGAAGTTACAATATCAGCTTTTTCAACATCTAAATGATTACCAGGATTAACTTTAGGATGTGATTGCCTTAAATTATCAGCTGCTTGTGAAGGGGCTTGGCCTGTTTGTGGGTCAAATACATCACCTTTTTCAGCACCTCTAGCATCAGCTATATCTTCAAGTCTCTGCCTTTCAGCAGCACTATCAATCTTTGTTCTTCTAGTTATACTACCTTCAAATCCTTGTTCTGGTACATCGATATCTATACCTCTAGTTTTAGCACCAAACGCTCCTGACCCTGTAGCTTCTTTAACTTGAGCTTTTATATTATTATGTATTTTGGCACCATGTGCTCTAACAGCATTAACATCAAACCCTTGTGCTTGTAATGTTTCAAGGATTTTTTTATGAGTAGATTTTAAAGTCTTACCAGCTCTTACTTCCCATGCTGCTTTGTCGAAATCATTAGCCCATGTAATAGGGTTTGATTGGCCAGCTCTAGGTTTACCACCTGCTATAGCATCAGTAGTAATAAAGTCAGTTCCTTTACCAAGTGTTTCCTCTATAGCATCATCGTATAGAGTTTCACCTGCGCGGATACGAGCATACCTGTCAGCTTCTTGCGGGTCGAGGTTTTTATAAATGAACTCCGTTCTAGGATCTGAATGAGAAATACCCCTACCATCAGCGAACGCTTCAGCAGCTGTATTCGTAGAAGCCGTTTCTGACTCATTAGCCAATCGGATGTATTCATCAGCGTCAACCTTGTTACCAATATCGTTCGCTTCATCTATAGTTTTACCAGCTTTGTATGCTTTCTTTGCAGCCCATCTACCTTTAGCAAATGAAGCAATACGCCAACCTACAAGGTTGACACCAGCACCAGCTGTTACAGTTTTAATTCTAGATAACCATGGATTATCATCAGGATCAACAGCAAGTGCTTGAGAGAATGGCATCCAAGGAGCAAACTCATTAACTAAATTAGCCATATTAGCATCTTCAGATGCAGATGAAACTAAATCAGCAGCACCACCTTCTGCAGCAATCTTACTTGTTTTACCTAAAAATTTAATATACTTAGTTCCTCTAGCACCTACTCCAGCTGATCTAGCCATCACAAGTCCACGAGTACCTAATCTAGCACCACCAAAAGCAGCGCCTCCTACAGAGCCTGTAGCAGCTGTAAGGATACCGAACTCAACAAAACCTCTAGCAAGTTTACCTAAAGCAGTTTTGTTTTCAGGAACCCAGTCATCAGGTATATCTAACCATGAACCAGATTGATAATCTTTAGAAAAAGGATTCTCTGTTGCCTGTACAGGACTACCAAATAACTGACCAAAACCAGCTTTAAGGGTATCACCTGTTAAATCAAGAAAACCACCAACGCTTTCAGCAGCATCAGCAGCTCCACCTACAATAGCAGCTCCAGTTTCACTAAATACGTTTGGCTGTCCACCTTCTGCAGATACAGTAGATGTATCAGGTATACCGCTATATGCTCCAGCTGGATTTGCAGTATCTAAATCATTTAGGTTTTGTTGATAAGCTTCCTCATGATTAAAATAGTTAGGGTGTCTTCTATCTTCAGGTGATATTTGTTGAAATTCCTCTAATGTCTGAGTACCTTGAGGTGCAGGAGGAAATTGTTCTTCTTCTTTTTCAATAAGTTCTTCTTCCATTAAGATCCTCCACTAAGGTAGTTTCTATATATGCTGGTAGTCTCATCACGATACTTAGGATCATCATATAAATCTATAAACTGAGATCCGTATGAACGAATCATAGCAGCTTTGCGTATAATATGCTCCATTCGATTTGGTGTTTCTTGTGGAGTTGCTTGTAATGCTTCGTCAATGGCTTCTTGTGTTAAGATACCATTTATCTTTTCTCTCATCTTGGGATTATTTGCATAATCTTTCCAAGTAGGAGGCATTTTTAATTTGTACCTAGCTGCTACGTCATTAGCAGTGGTCCATTCTAAATCATTCATAGTGTGTACAATCTGCTAAATTTGAGATTTTAACCACATATAGTTAGCACCAGATATAATACCTTGGCCTTCTATATATGTAACTGGATATGCCTCACCAGATGGAGAAATATATGCCTCTTTTGGCGGTAGAGGAGAGTTCTTTAATACATGGTTAAGCCTTACTCTGTTACCAATGGCTTTCGGACTTAATCCTTGATTAATAAGTGTTTGAGATCCTTTATGTTTATAAAGCCAATGTAAGGTTCCAGGTGTTATCAGTTCTCTAAGTAATACAGCCTCAGTTGGTTTAGCTACCATTAAGTCTTCTCTACCCATTTTCTTGGCAAACATGTTATGGAAATCCCAAGCATCATAAGTATCAGAGACATCGGCTGCAGCCATCATTTGAAAAATCATACCTGGCTGATCTTTGGTATTTAAGTTAATATCAAAGTCTGAATCTTTAAGACCTAATTGTGTAGGTGTTAGTTCTAGAATACCTTCTAAAGCACTGTTAGGGTTAGCTGCTGACCCATCCTGTATGATTGCAGCTAAGTTTCTATTTCTTTGAGTGCTTAAAGCTTGTTTACTTAATCCAAAATTAAAGTTATTAAATCCCCCGTCATGGTATAGTTTATGATTACTACCAACAACCCCGCTGGTTTGTAATGCCTCCCATTTTGTCTTTACTGTATTAGCAGCCTGTTCTAAAGCCTCTGCTTTAGTATAATTAGGATTATAACCTCCATTACCTTCACTATCTGGTAGATTAGGATCACCATTTGGTAGAGTTTTTTGTTTAGAAAGTTTGTAGTATTGTTTAGCTAAGTCTACAACACCTGGTGTATCTATATTTGGATCTCCTACACCTGAGATACCATTAATCCATAAATACTCTAATGCTTCGTCATACTGATAACCTAGTTTACTACCAGGAACTTTGTCAATACCTGCCCGTACTCTAAAAGCTTCTCTTAGCATATCTTTTGATTTAGCAACTCCTTCAATTTCACCGCCTTGTAAGAAAGCATCATCAGAAATTATACCTTCGTCTCTTAATCTTTGTTCAACTTTACTACTGATAATTAACTTTTTGTCTAACACCTGAAATTCAGCTTCAGTCATCTGTCTATCAGCACCTGCTGCTTCTATTGCAGCATTATAATCGTAGAGTTCACCTGTAGGTTTCTTATTTATTATCTGATCAAGCAGAGATATATCTTTCTGTGTCCCGCCATTATCAACTATACGGTCTGTTAAAGCTTGTTTTTCGTCTTCACTAATTGTAGTACCATTTTCTTCATGAATTCTTACTGCTGATCTAGCTTCATTTAGTACAATTTCTCTCTTTTTTTCATTAACTTTTTCAAGATTCCTAGCATATTCCTGAGCTTTAGAGTTGAAAAGATTATTTATATAAGATTCAGAGAAACCATCTTCACCATATAAATCAAACATGGTTTTCCCATTCATTCCTGGGACTTTCCACGTTTTTAAGGTTTGTATTAATTCATCTCTATTGGCAAAAGCCGGATCAGCTTCAGCTAGTGCTTTAATCTGATTCATGATGCCCGCTCTCCAGGCTATATTACCACCACCTTTGGCTCCAAGCTCATTATATAAAGGACGGTTTACACTATGGGTAGTCAGTAAGGCTGCTTCTATCTGTTCTTGAGTAGAATCTTTATCCTTTAGAACAGTCATTAGGTTTAGTTCATTAGCTTTAATGCTATCCCATAAACCTTCTTTACGAACCTGCTCATAATAAGTGGTAGCTTGGGTCTGTTCTGTTTTATTAAGCTTAGGTATGAACTTAGCTGTTAGATATTTTGAAGTAAAGCTACCTTTATTCTCCATGTAATACTTAGAGTATACATGTTGACTAGCAGCTTCATATCCTCCTACCAATCCATCTTTTGCATAATCCTTAACTTGGAACCATTGACCTGATTTATCCTGAACCCACTCTTCACTAGATCCTAGTTCAGCTAAACGCCATGCACCAAAACCTTCAGCTGCTTCTTCAAGACGTGCTCTTGCATATCCCATTTTTTCAAAATGAGACAGCTTACGAATTTGTTCTTTCTCTGTTTCTAAGAATGCAGCTTCAGCTCTCTTTTGAACTTCTCTATACTTAGCTTCTGAATCAAGCTCTAGTTGCTCTACCTCAGCTTTAATTTTATTATAGGTTTCATTCTTATCATAATCTCTGGTTTCATAAGCTTCTCTACCTTTGGCTATTTCATTAGCCCAATACATCTTAGTGGCATCAACTGCCGTCTTCTGCATGAAGTTATCTAAAGCTTTCTTGGTTGTCTTAAAATCAGCAAGCTCTGCTTCATCTACATATTTAGCTAAAGCAGCTTGATTGCTTGCAATTGTTTTCCAGTCTCTATTGACACCAGTAGCTTCATTAATCCAGGATCTACGAGCGTTTTCTAAATCAGTCGCTTTCTTAGTATCACCACCTGGCTTGGTAATATTACGTTGTCTAAATGATGATGTCATTAGCTTCCTCTAAGCATTGCTGCGTATTGATCTCCATCAGCCACAGGACCGATGCCAGATGTGTTTCCTGTAAGACCACTAGTTCCTCCTCCTCGGAAGCCGCTAGTACCTATATAGGTAGTAAATCCAGCTGTAACTCCACTAAGGATAGGCCCAAGTATAGATGGTTTCTTAGGTGCTCTCATCTTCGTAGGTTTAATAGTCATGAATGATGCTGTTGGGGCTTGTGTTGGTCCACCTGATAATCCAGCTACAGCTTGTGAATCAGCTGCAAACTTACCAAGGTTAATATCAAAGGATGACATAGCATACTGTTGCTCAGCATTCCACAGTCCAGCATCTGTTGTAGCTGTTGCAAACCCAAGCTCACGTTCAGCTTGTTGTGCTTCTAATAGCATAGATTGCCCTACTGTTTCACCAGCAAGTACAGTACCTTGTGCTCTAATAGAAGCTGCTAGTTGTTCTTGACCTTTAAGCTGGGCTTCTTCAATCTTATCTTGAAGCTCCATCTTGGCAGCAATCTTTGCTCTATCAGCTTCAAGTTGATTTATTTCCCTTTGTTTATAATATGCTTCTTTTTCAGCCGCTTCCCCTTCAAGCTGGGCTTCAAACACATCTAATTTCCGCTGGTCGTTGAATGCAGAAATACTTATTTTATTTAGATAATCCTGTTTTGCTATCGCGTTTTGACGATTGACATGCGCTACTTGTGCGCTATGTGTACGGTTCTGTTCTTCAATTCCAGAAGCCGCTGTGCCAACGCCAACAACCGCTGATAATATTAGGGTTGGTTCGCACATAATTTTATGAACTCAATTAGAGGGACTCCGTTTAGTACATGGTACCGAATGAATTTGAAGCCTAACAGTTTAAGTAGTTTAATATGATCTTCATTCCGCATGTCTGCATGATTAAATACATAGGTATTAGGTAAAGAATTTACCCAGCGTCGTGCTTCTCTTACAAATGTATGTGGGTACTCTGTGCTGGCCTCAGTACAAAGCATCCATATAACATTTTGTGGAGTCACACCTGCCACTCCGGCAGCCTTGCCGTTGGGAACCTCAAAATAAACTGAGCTTCCATACGCGGAATTATAATAAGACTGGACACAGACTGCTTCTGCAGTCCATCCAGTCGTCTCTTCTACTTCACGTCGATCTTCTCGACGCAAGTTTAACCCCACACTCAGAGCTAACTCAGGAGTGAGGGGTTTAATAAACTTACTTTCGTGCATATCTTCTTTGGTTGTATTTGCCATCCCAAGAGCCTGAGATTAAAGCGGTGGAGAAAGGGTCGGGTATTTTAATAGTTAAATTATATTTCTCATTCTTTCTTTGTATCGGTACTCTGATTGATTTAGTTAAACGTGAAGGTGGTTTACCATAATCACTGTCATCTAACATTAATCCAGATTCATATTGTATATAATCTGCACTGTCAGCATAAGTAGAACTCAAATGGAATTCCATCGGTCCTCCTACTCCCATCTCGAAATTAATACCAGATATTCTAAGGTCTCCGTCTATATCAAATCGGTTTTCACCTAGAGCTAGATAGTAGTTTGGTAACTCTACAGTAGTAGTATATCTATATCCTACTGCCACTGTCCATCCAGTCATATTAACTCCAACAAAGGTAGCTTTGTTAGTATTTACAGAAGTAGCTTTGACTACCTGTCCAGCAACACTATTACCATTTGTATCATTTCCAGACAGAGCTACTGCATAAAAATTAGAGGCAGACGTTGGAGTATAAGGTATAGTTAAATCAGTAAAAGCAGGCCCAGTCGTAGACCCACCTTGTGCTGTATAAGTAATCGCAGTTGGTATCGTCATGTTATCAAGACATGCTTCAAACCATCTAGTTCCTTTTAAAGGAGATCCAACATCAGCAGCAGCTCCACCTAATACATAGGTTCTAGCACTAGTAGCATCTGCTACATATTCATATCTATTTAAAACGTAATCAGAACCTTGTAACGTAATAGAGAAGAAACTACCTCCTGTGTAACACATATGCTGCAGTGTTCCAGTTAAAGTCCAACTATACCAAGCAGACTGATCTCGTCTTTCTCCTGCATCAAAGTATTTATAATGATATATTTCAGAACTACCCTTTTTACCAAAAGTAACAAGACCTAAAGATGTTGAATTAGCAGACATCGTAATGTCTTTGGGTATATATTCTGGTACAACTCTAGTTTGTTCTAGGATTTTAGGTGGTACATCATCATCTAGAATGGTTGACTCATATGCTCTAGTATAGGCAGATACGTTCGATGTGAACATAGCTGAAGTACCCATATCTATAGGCTGTATAGATGCATCACATTCATAACTAGATATCTTTTTTAACCTAGCAGTTTTAGGACTGAATATATCAGACTCAGTGAACAACATAAACTGACCGTTATCACTGAATATAAGAACACCTTTGTTAATCTGTAATACATGGTTAACAAAAGCAGGTTTAATATCAGATACGGTAATATCTATTTGGTTATCATCACTTGTAGTAATAGCTGAGACAACAAAGAAGTTAAAGTAATCTCCTGGACGGCTTAATACTACTTGCTCATTAGCAATAAGTCCTAATCTATTTCTATGGAAAAATATTTTCTGTATTTCTTTACCATTAAAACTAGGGAATGGGTTAGTTATGTCATCCCCAACTTCTCTGTACTTCCAGTAGTTATCGTTGTTATCAGCGTTAGCTGTAGTCTCATCTAGCTTCTTAAAACTAAATGTACCGTTACGGTTGTTGACTAAGGCATGCGGCATTGTTGCAGGATCCCAGCCTTTAACCATAGGATCACTGCCAGATGAAAAATTATGAGGTCTAACACATTCTTCCCATCTACCACTACCTTGGGTACCATTGTCAGCTATAAATTCTACATAATAATTATCAGCATCTACGTTCTCTGAGTTAGCTATCTGTGCTACATACCCGTGCTTACACATAGCAGGTAATCTACTTACATCCTGTGCAGTATTACCTATGATATTCATGTTCTCATTTACAGCACCTCCGAGGAAGTTTACTGTAGGAGCTGCACTACCATATAGATACAAACCACTACCGATAACTTCTGAAGTTACATTAGCTAAGTTAGCATTAATAGAAGTATGCAAAGCTTGGATAACTGTAGACATACTAAGACTACCTTTATCTGGATTCTTGGGTGATCTATACCATCCTATACCAGCTACACCTTCATAAGTATCAACAGGCTCTACTGACACAACTTTAATTCTATATGAGATGCCTTCAATAGTTAGATCAATATAACATCCTAAAGCTGTAGCTTCAGTTGTAGTTTTAATAAGACCACCGTCTTTCAGTGTAACCTGTGCAGTATATCTAGTCTTGTAAACCTGTGTATACCCTAAGAAATTACTAGCACTACTACCGCCACCGTCATAGTTACTTTGGTTACTGTCAACATAGCTAGCAGCATTAACTGTTACATGTCCTTCTAAGTTTTCAATTGCAACCTGACCACCAGGGACAGTGATGTTATTACCGCCGCTAAATGAGAACTGTCCCAGACCAGCATATCTACCATCTTTATTGCTATCATCCCAAGTGTTGCCATCTGTGGTTCCTTTATGAACTTCTAGTGCAGTAGCACGGAAGTATTTATTTGGTGTTGGTGCTGTTGATCCTGAGTACAATGTATACTCAGTGTTATAAGCTATGGTATCTAGCCTAGCAAAAGCGTAGTCCCCACTGTTGAGAGGGACGCTAGTGTTACCAGTTGTACCAACCGTCTTCTGCGGATTAGCGATGATCGTATAATCCTGAATTGTTTGTAAAGCATAAGGTTGTGTTGCTCCTGATAAGTATGCGAATAAGCTATCTCCCGAACTATTAGTCAGGGATTTTTCTGTACCATCTGCTAAGTCCCATATCCTAATAGGTATAGATCCTGTATTACCAGGAGTAATCTGAACTAAATATTTTTCATCACCGTCTCTAATGATCTCATACCAGTATCCAGTACTATTAGCATTAGTCAACGCCTTCACAAACTCACCTGGAGGACGCTTCATTAAGCCAAAAGTAACATCAGGTACGGCATTGTCCATGACTCTTACCTGACCTGGAAATTTAATTGTGTCTGGCTGTTGAGATACACCTCCGAGAAAGTTTGGAATACGTTGATTGATTGCTACCATTATCTTCTTTGTAATACTTGGTATGGTTTGTAAACACTCGCGGGGTTTGTTCTATACTGAGCATCATTAAAGATATTGTAGTCAGCTTGAGTAGCATCGTACTCCATAGCTAAAGCCCTTGCAAGGCTCTCATCTGTACCAATGAGTTCAGCAGCCCTTTGATCATTTACCATGCGGTTAGAAGCGATCCTCGAAGATCTGATGGTTATGTAGTCTCGGAATACCTGTGGTATTTCCTCGAAGTCCATCATCCATATAATATCAACATACAATTTTCCTTCACTTGTATTTTCAAAATTAAATCTATGTTCTATTTGATCATACAGTTTCCATATTCCATTGTCTTTACGTCTTGTAGTATGGAAATCATTAAGGTGCTTAAAGTGGTTAACGTCTATCTGCAATACATTGTTGGGTATAATGCAGTGGTTGTTTGTGTCAAGAGTAATAGGATACTCTGTTTCTGTATTGAATATCCAGCCTTCTGCTAATACTTCCCGACAGACTTGCTGTAGAGTTTTCTGTGCAATAGCCACTTCGGGGCTTTGAACAGTTAGTGTATTAACAGGTGACTCTCCAACACTCATCAATATAGAGTTGACTGCATCCAGTTCGGTGGACGCTCCATAAGATACGACTGCCATAAGATAAAAAAGGGGTACCGAAGTACCCCGTATAAATTGTATAATTAGAAACCAGAGTTTCCTGTAGCATTACCTGCGAAGAGTTCAACGCAAGCAGCTGGGTTGAGATAGTCAGCTCCCATAGCTAAGCGTCCTAGAATGACATCGCCCTGATAAATCACGGATACATCACCAGAAGTTACTTGTACTTGAGGTCCGATTGCTTCTACAACACCTGCAGCTTCACGTTGGAAGATCAATCCGCAAGAGTGGTTGAAGTTTCCATCTCCACCTGTGGCTGTGCCATTAGATTGCTGCAGACCCTGACCATAGTTATTATTAATACCTGTGTCAGCTGTCTTAGCAGATTCAATCTGTTGTGAGATGAACGATCCTGTGTTACCTGGATCAGCAGGTCCACCAGAGATACCGTACTTAACACCATACTTATCAAAGAACGGAATGTTCATTGACTTGAAGATCTTAATTCCAGCAATCTCTACTACACCGTTACCAGATTGTAGTGAGGAACCCTGAACATCACGGTTAACCAGTCCGCCGTCGCCGACTTTCTGAATCAATTCGTAATATTGTCTTGGGTTCAAGACACCCACACGTCCTTCAGTGCTTACTCCCTTCTCATCTAAAGCTGCCGCGGCATCATAAAATGCTGCTATGAGATTATCGGCATTGAATGCTTCAGACTGTGCAGGGGTACCTGCAGCACCAACACGGATCTGTGTTCCGCCTGGTTCTATAAAACCTGTCTTAGTGATTGGGCTAGCCTTACGTGCGCCGTTTGTAATGGCACGGAAGATTAGACGGTCATACTTTTCTGCTAGTGCATAACCGATTTTCTTTGAAATTTCTCCACGCAATTCATAATGCGCAAGTGTCTCATCTAATTCATAGACGAAGGCACTGGAGATGAGAAGGTCATCAACTGTGATGGTCTTCTCTGCTACTGGTGGAGCGCCGTCGCTGTTACCTAGTATGCTGTTTCCTGGAGTATGATACTCGGCTTTGGTGTGTCCCGTATAGATGAACTGCAAACTTTTGCCGTTTCTAAGGGTACGCTTCATAACCAGATCACGTGCTATTGCATTGTTCTGGAAGCCTTTGAACATCTCTCCACTAAACAGCTTTAGATACAGCGCCCTAGCGTCACCAGTACTATTCGCCTGACCCGGACGGGTTAGCGAAGCCTGATGTGAGGTTGACTGTTGAGCCATTATTGTTTAGTTTAAAATGTAAATGTGTATATTAACCTGTTCCAACATGTTAGAATTTGTGGTCTATCCCACCGTCTAGACGGCAAAGGGTATCCTCGTAAGGGCCGATGCCAATGAATAGGGAGTCCGACTCTGAGGTGCTCCCTACCCTAGTTACAATGAAGTCAAAGCAGTTTCAAGGTCTATCTCTTCTGTCTCATTGTTCATGTAATCATCAACTGCTTTCGCTATTTTAGCAGCTTCAATATTCTTAGCATACTGATCCCCATCTTTGATAGGGCCAACCCCTTCTACACCTTCTGGTGTGAAGTAAGTTACGCTAGCTCTTGCTTGGTCGCTTTGTTGTGACATTCTTTTCCTCTTTAGCAGGTGCAAGTTGTTTTAACTGTGAGTCAAGATGGGCCAAAGAATCTTCGAGGCTTTGTTTTCTGCGACTATATGCAGCTTCAAGCTCTTCTTGTTGTACTTTGACGGTTTGGATTTCTTCATTAACTTGTTGACGTCGAAGATCTGTTAATTGGTTTTCAGAAACAACTACAACAGTACGCATTGGTGGCGTCAACATGTAGTCAAATAGTGAGTACATTAGTATTCATCTGTAAGTGGGCATTCGGGACAAGACCTACAGTGTTCATGTTCATACATGTGTAAGGTCTCGATAAAGGTGAAGAGCCCCAGGAGTATAAATACTATACTCCATGGGGATTCAAAGAACTTCATCAGAACTTATACTTAGCGCCGATTTTAGTTCCGTATGCATTGTCAGCATCTTCATCAGTAATGAATGATACTTCTCCATACACATCTAGATTCTCAGATGCTGCGATGGTTAAACCACCTTTACCTGAGAATTCACTTGATCCGTCTACAGCGTCGCCGTTGACGAGAGCTGGTCCACCTTGAATGTAGTATCCAAGATCGTTTACCTCTCCC